TAAATTCTTATGTACAATTGATAGTGTATCCGATGCTTCAGAAATGAATCAAGATGGTGAGAGATTTATCAAATCAACATTTACAGTTACTTCAAAAGCCTATTTATTACCAGAATACCTAAATTCAGTAATTACAAATAAAGTATCTAATATGAAAAAATTCACAACACCATCAAGAGTTACCTTTGGTATGGAAGGTGATGCTACTGATAAACAAGTAGGAAAATAATTTACTCGTTTTCAAAATTTATATATATTTATATATAGTTAATTAACAAATGGAGGTTATAATGCCAGAAGAAGTAAAATTTAATGAAGAAGAACTTAAACGAGTTCAAAGTATTCAAAGAAGTTATGCAAGTGTTCAAAATCAATTTGGTCAAGTAAAAATGACTCAAGTTAGATTAGATGAACAAGAAGTTGAATTAGAAGAAACCTTAAAAAACATTCAAACAGAAGAAAAAAAATTCCTTGATGAAATTACAGAAAAATACGGACAAGGTTCTTTAAATCCAGAAACAGGTGTATTCACACCAACTGAAAATAAATCATAATAAACAAAAAAAAATCATTGTTTGAGAATTTAATCATATATTTATATATGAATAATACTAATGCGCAAAATAGTATGTTTACCTCAAAAAATAAGTTAACTTAGGAGAAATTCAATGGCCGAAAAAATTATAAGTCCTGGTGTATTTACAGATGAAATAGACCAGACGTTTTTACCGGCTGCTGTGGCTGACATTGGAGCTGCACTCGTTGGACCAACACTTAAAGGTCCTGCAGGAATCCCAACCGTTGTAACATCATATTCTGATTTCCAAGCGAAATTTGGAGATGTTGTGAAAAGTGGTTCAGATTCATTTCAATTCTTAACATCACACGCAGCTGAACAATATTTACAAAATTCAGACACATTAACCGTAGTAAGAGTAATGGATGGTACATTTGGACCAGCTACTGCTAGTATACCAATCACAGGAAGTGTAGTTTCAGCAACATTTGCATCAGCTTCATTTTTATTTGATTTAAACCCAACTGGTAGTTTACAAGCTGGTGGTCCAGATGAATTTAGACTTGGTGGTGTAGATTTTGTATTTGTTTCACAATCTGCTGGACTTAGAAATTCATCAACACAAAAATTTGTATCCTTTGGTTCTCCATCGGCTACTGCTGCGATGTTTAGTGCTACACAATCAGCAGCTGAAAATTTAAGAGACGCAATTAATGCAGCTACTGTTGCTGGTGATACTGCAGTATCTGCTTCTACTGGTACTGTTCCTGGTTCATTAATATTATCTGCTTCAAGTGCTGGAACTGCTGGTAATATAACCATAACAACTGGTTCAGGTGCTACTTCACCACTTGTTGCTACAACTGCTAATTTCGTAAGAGCTGTAAGACCAGATTTGTCAACTACTTTAGGACAATTGTTGAAAATGCAAGGTGGTACTAATTCATCTACAACAGGTACTTCATTTGTATTAAAAACATTAGCAGATGGTTCAATAATGAATAACTTTGAACCTTCCTCTGGAACAAACAACATATTAAGAAGTGGTTCAATTCATAATATTAGATATGAAGTATCTAATTTAAATCACAATAAAGGTACATTCACCTTAAGCATTAGAGCTGGTAATGATAATCATAAGAGAAAACAAAATCTTGAAACATTTACTAATGTTTCTCTTGACCCAAATACAACAAATTATATTGGGAAACAAGTTGGTGACCAAAGATTTACTGTTGGAACAGATGGAAGTACTAAATATCTTACATTAACAGGTGATTATCCACAAAAATCAAGATTCGTAACTGTTGAAACTATTAATAAAACAATTGACTACTTAGACGAAAATGGTAAAGTTAGAGTCCCAAGTGCATCTGGTTCATTACCTCAACCTGGTAGTGGTTCAGAAAATGGTGGATTTGGTGGTGGTTTAGATGGATTTAGTGGATTTGATTCATTAGGTAATCAAAATGGAACTATAAAAACTGAATCTGTTAATTTCTATGAAAATATAGCAGCTCAAACACAAGGGTTTAAACCAACTGATTTAACAACTGCAGATGGTGGAGCAGGATATGCTGAGGCTCTTGACTTATTAGCAAATCAAGATGAATATGATATTAATTTATTATTACTTCCTGGATTGGTTTATGATAACCACTCAACAGTGTTAAATAAAGCAATTGATGTTTGTGAAGATAGAGGTGATTGTTTCGCAATTGTAGATCCAGTTGTTTACAATCAAAATCCAAGTAATGCTGTGACACAAGCTGAAGCTAAAGATTCAAACTTCGCAGCTATGTATTACCCGTGGATAAAAGTACCTGATTCACAAGTTGCTGGAACTCAAAGATGGGTGCCACCATCAGTAGTAATGGGTGGAATATATGCATTCAATGATAGAGTTGCTCACCCGTGGTTCGCTCCTGCTGGATTGAATCGTGGTGGAATCACAACTGCAATTCAAGCTCAAAGAAAACTAACTCAAGGTGAAAGAGACACATTGTATGATTCAAATGTTAATCCAATCGCAACATTCCCTGGACAAGGGGTGACTGTATTTGGACAGAAAACATTACAGAAAAAATCATCAGCATTAGATAGAATCAATGTAAGACGATTATTAATCAGAGTTAAGAAGTTTGTTGCTTCTTCTTCAAGATTCCTTGTATTTGAACAAAATACAGCGGCAACACGAAGAAGATTCTTGGGAATTGTTAATCCATTCTTAGAACA